GACCATTTTTTTATTTATTTGTTCTAGATACAGTTCTTGGTCAATTAATGTCTATTCTCCCAAGTATTTTCATACAAAATATTCTGTTTTTGTATGAAACCATAAATGGGGCCAATTTTTCCTACGGAAAAATGATTCTCTTCGAGAATTGTCGATAGACAATAGATTGCCTCTGGCAATTTGAATTCCAAATATACACGTGTCATTCTTCAAACCCCCTTCCGGAAGGGGGGTTGGGGAGAATAGACATTAATGGGGTCATTGTCATTTCGTTGGGCGTTCTTTCCATTGATGGATTGGGGGATGGAATTATACTATTTGTTATTTCATTCGGGGCATTGATGTACTTTATCAATTGGGCAAATTTTTCCTCAATGGTTACGAATTTACTTGTTGTTGTTTTCCAATCCTTATTTCCTGTTTCTTTTTGTTTTGGGTGTAATTTCCCGCATACGAATGATTCGCCTCTGTTTTTACTAGGCGGTGCGTAATAACAATAATTTGGAATTTGTTCGGGATTAATACTACAACCTTCGGGCATATTAGAACCTTTTGTATAAGAACGTTGTTTCGGTATATATGGTTCTGCCGGTGGTTTTTGGGGACGTTCTTTATTTGGTTGTTGTTTTGTAATGATTATTCTTTCTTTTACAACTTCTTGTTTCTCTCGTTTTGCAATTCTACTTTCACAAATTTCAATATCGGGGTATTCAATTGTATTTTCCTCATTATGATTTGAAATGTTTTTACATCCTTCAATGAATTGAGTGTCATTGAGTGATATCTTCATTTGGTTACATTCGCCACAACAAGTTGCGCAATTTTCAATTGTATATCCTATATTGTTATATTTTCGGTCAATACCATTTAAGTGTGTTCCGGATGGTGACTTTCCACAATAATAACAATCTGCAAGAGAATACATTTGAAATCTTTCTTTAGTCAGTTCAAATTCAAGCCCTTTTGATTCGGCCCGTTTTTTATATTCTCCATAAGACACACATTTCAAATCTCGCCATAATTCTGGATTAAACACACCAGAACCACCGAATTTTTTTGATATATGCAGACATCTTCCAATGAATGTTTTTGGGTCAAGAGAACCTTTTATAAAAGTACACATTTTGCAAGAACTTACCGTATTTGAGAGTTCATATATACCCTTGCTATTCATTCTATTAAGACCATTTAATGTTTCTTTACTGATAAATCCGCAGTAATGACAAGGTGATGTCATCATATGATAACACGTTTCGTCTGTCAAATCATCTTTCCAAGGAATGCCTTTTTCTTGGGCTTGTTGTTTTATTCCTCCAAATCTGGCCGCAAAATTTTGAGTTTTCCATTCTTTCAAATGTTCTTGGTTTCGTTCTCTCCATTTTGTTGCTATTTCGGCGTTGTGTTTTAGATATTCTTCTTCGTTTTGGTTGCGTTTGTTTTCACGATACTTTACATATCGTTTTACTTCTCTTTGATGTTGATTTCTTTTTTCAACCAAATCAGGTCTCTTTTTTTGACGTTCATCTGTTTCACGGCATTTCAAACATCTTTTTACGGGGGTTCCTGTTTTACCTACAAATTGGTCTATAGGTCTTGATACCTTACAGTGTGTGCATTTTTGCAATTCATTCGGTGTATTATTTTCGGCGGTCTGGTTGGCAGGAATTTGATTTTCGGTGGACATTTTATTATATTATATTATAACAATATGCATATATGAACCTTTACGAATTTCAATTTCAATTTTTTACAAAAATATGTTTATTATCAAATATGAAAATAAAAACATTTTGTATGAAACCATAAATGGGGCCAAATAGACACGTGTTATTCTCCCACCCCCCCCTTCCGGAAGGGGGGGTGGGAGAATAGACATTAATTTCATATAATTATTTTTTGAATTGTATGAAATATGTTTTGTTTGTATTTTTTATTCCCGTATAAATATTAAAGCGTATGCAACACCTGTCATTCCACTCACTAATTGCTATAAGCGACACCCGCCATCCCGCTCATAACTCTCAACACGTTGTAATTGACTGCATACACGCGGACCTTGGCGGTGTTGGTTCCAGAAATGGCGGCGTTGGACAGAATCAATTGTAGGACGGCGTTATCAATTCTGGAGAAGTTGCAAGTACCGGAAGGTTGGTGTTCTTCGGGGCGAAGTGCGAAGGAATACACGTTGATACCGGTGTCGGGGTTTCTGGTATGGTGTTGGAATGGTTGCACAACGTCGAAGTAAGAACCTTCACGTTCAGAGAAACGGTCCTGGCCGTTCAACTGCAGTTTTGCAGTGACGCAAGGATTCTCACCCCAACAATGCATATTAAGGGCGGTTTCGGAAAGAACGAAGGTTCCTGCGTCACTTACGGTAGAACCTGTTTGTGGGCCATTGTCCTGTGCATAGAAGGGGGTATCATAAAGGGAGTTTGTGGTAGTAGCAGTGGCACTATGGATACCACCGGCATAATTTCCAGTAGACAGAGTAGCATCGGCAGCACCAGGCATGTCAAAAAGTCCGGGGTATGATCCGGTATTGTTAATAAAACCATTTGCACCATATGTTTCCTGAGGACCACCATAAGCGTGGATGGCGGGAGGAAGGGCATCAATTGCATCGGTGTAGTTAAAGGGTTGGGCACCGAGAGTTTTGTATAGGGTATTGTTGGGGATAAGAGAACTGCAATAATCCACATTGGCATCAGGTTGGACAACCCAAATTAACTCCTTTACGGGGTGGTTAAAGTTCAGTTTAATCTTGTTACTGGAACTTCCGACAGACTCATCACCCGTAAATTGAAGTTGTTCAATTAGATACTCATGTGGATTCTGTGCCATCTTTCTACGTTCATCGGTATCAAGGAAGATATAATCAACGTATAGAGATGCAGCAACGATGGACTGTTGGTATGCCTGGGTTACCTGGTTTGAACTGGTACTAGAGGAGTAAAGATCATTCACAGCCCACAGACACTCACCAATAGGACGGAAATCAATATTGTATTTGACTTCGTGGTATTGAAGAGCAATAAGAGGAAGTGCAAGTCCGGGATTCTTGCAGCACCAAAACAGAAGGGGGATATATAGGGTTGTTTCTGGAAGTGCGTTTCTGGGGGCACATACCTGTGAAGGACCGCCAGATGCGGCACAAGGACCTGAGATGTTGGCGAAGTTAGGGTCAGTAATATAGGTTAGTTGGGTGGTGTGTCCAATCATCTTGGAGTAACCGGCATACTGTTCGGCGGACATTGTCAGTTGATTCCAAATGTGCATCCAATCGCCATACTGACGATCGATTCTCTGTCCACCAATCTCAATCTCAATCTGAGCAATTAGTTGTTCTCCAGGGAAATCCAACCAACGGGCATATACACCTTTAGGAGCAGTAGGTGTACTATTATTAGTGGCCAGAGATTGGTTAATCTCTGGTAGAGTTACTTGCAGATAAGTCTTGTAGGCCAAATCACCGTTTCTACTAATTGTGCAGGTCACACGACGACCGAAATCGGCCTGTCCGGAAAAGGTCTGTTCGATACTTTCCATAGCAAAGTTAGTGTATCTACGGTAAGAAACTTTCCAAAAAGTAATCTCGGGTGTTCCAGTCAAAAATACGTCCTGAGCACCATAAGCCACAAGTTGCATTAATCCGCCTGCCATTTTTTATATGAATTATATAATACAAAAAGAAAATAATATAAAATATATTGCTAAATAAAATAACTCCCGAAATAACGGAATTCTGGTTTCATTTCCTATTATTTCATTGTATTTTTATATATACTCATATATGCAGCCGTTTTATTATGCATTCGTTTTTATCCTGTATATCCTGTATAATGTCTATTCACCCATATATGGTTTCATACAAAAATACGATTTTGTATGAAAAAAGGGAGAATATTCAATGCATATGCATCTTATGGCGGCCTTCGGCCGCCACACACTAAACGGTTGGATAGAACCCCCAGTTAAGATAATTACATATTTTTTTCCAGATAAGGTCGGCCTCGATTTGTTTCACACGATCTTTCAACAAAGGAATATAATGTAAATACTGCGTTTGTCCTAATAGAACGCACAATTGATACAATGTATATGTATAATTGAAAAAATTGGTTCGATTTGCCGGGCAAAATTGTGCCCACGGTTTCTGTATTTCAATAAAGAGAACACATAGAGTTTCATGTAATTCTTCCGACATAATAGGCGGTTTGATACCGAAAATAGAATTGATATATTGAATATGTTCGAAATACTTATTTAGTCCCAATTTGCGTAGAATTTCCCGCATTTTGTCATACGTAATTTCTTTCATGTCATAAATACGTTCTTTTCGAATCCTGTTTCGAATGGCTTCAATCACTTCATCTGGAATCTGTGTTGTTTCTTTTGCCTGAAATTGAGACAGAATTTCTTTAAAATGGTTGAGACGAATATATGCCGTATAGGAAACTTCGACGGGTGGTTCTTTATTAGACGGTTTGCAACTATCGACGATGTATGGGACGAATTTTCCACATTTGATATTATTACATATAAGAATTCCTTCTTCGTCTTGTGGAATCATTTCTCCTTCACGACAAGAATAACAAATATCCGAAGAGAGAACATAATCCTTTATATTGAAAATATCGTTTTTCACGTTCTTCCAGTATTTATGGTATAGGTTCTTACTTGTTTTCATTCGGTCGTCATTGGATGGTGGGTGTTTTTCGTCAGTTGTTGTGACTACATTATCAAGTTTTGCAGTGGGTGGTCGTTCGTCCTTTTTAATATTGAAAAATGTTTTTATTTTATCCACGTTCTCATTGTTGTTTCCACAAATAGAATAGGATTGTCCATTCGATATATTTTTCTTTTCCTCGAAATATTGGAATATGTATTTCGAATTGTTCAAATAATAATTCTTTTTTTCGAGTTTTTTTTGATGAATTTTTTCTTTAATGTCGTTGATGGAGTCGCGAATATTATTTAGCATTTCCTTTTCCGTTTTTACTTGCCCCGTGTTTTTCGTGTGTGATGAACTTTTTGTATTTATTTTTTCCTGAATTTCTGTTTTCTTTCGAATAAGTTCTTGTTTTTCTTGTATAAGTTTAGGTATTTCAATCATTTCGATTTTATTAAAATAATTTAGCATTTCGGTGTGTTTTTCATCGATGGTTGTGTAATTTTGTTTCATATTGTATTAATTAATATTTTTGTTTGGTTTTATGTGTTTTTATCATGATATAAATAAAACGGTGAATGGGTATATACAGAGAAGACAATATATTTTATTGTCTATTGTCTATTATCTTATTTAT